GCGATCCAAAAGATATCCTGATTGACCTGAATGAAAAACTGACAGAATTCTTTGAAAAGTATGGTGATGCTGTCGCCAGGAATTCCAATGGCATTGATATTCAGTGGTCAGTAAATCAGCACATAGAACTGAAGTGATTTCTTCCGGTGCTGACTAAGAAGTCAGTTAAATGACAATCCGCATGGGAGCCTGATCAACTCTAACGCCTTATGATGCGGTGCGGAGCTTTGCCGGTAGGTAGATGACCGGAGCCGCTGAAGCTGAGGTAACAGCCGGAATTGAGAAAGGAAACCCATGGAAATTATCATAACCATTAAGGACATTGCTGATCTACTTACGTACAAAGAACTGCAGTTCGGTGAGGTGGTGCTGAAGCTGAGAGAGGAGGACAAATGAGCCTTATACTTGCGATAGGGATTTCTATGGTATTTGTTGCAAACTATGAAAAACTTAACGCTGATGAAAAACAGTTGGCTCTTATTCTTGCAATTATTATTGCGGGTGGTTTGGCAGGAATGAGGGATACGTGATGAAAAAAGAAGATGAGACCTTTGCACTGAGTCCTTGGGGGTGTCTGTATGCCGTCCTGAAGGATTACGGGGTTGACATATCTGGTATCACTTCGCAAATAGGCAAACACATGGTTAATGATTTCATGGAGCTGATGGTCAAGAGTGGAAATATCAAGATCGGAAATGCTACGAGAGCAGAAGGAGCGGAAGAATGAGTGATGCAAGACAATTATTGACAGCAATGATGTTGGCAAGCATGATGTCGTTGAACGAGTATAGTGGTCAGCCTATTGATTTTGATTTAATGGATGAGTCAGAGAAACCGGATGCGGACATCGAGCCAATCATCGAAGCGGAAGGAGGTGGCAGAATGAGTGATCTGAAATCATGGAATGAATTTTGTGCCGAAAAGAAAATGACGCCGGAAGGGGCTGTATTAACAGCGATTGCTTGTCCTTGTTGTGGAAATGCTTTGTACAAGGACATATCAACAATACGAACGTCATTATTCCTGGAAAAATCCCTGGGAAAATATAGATATTTTTGCAATAAATGCAAATGGTCTGACTATGCGTAAGAGGTGGAAAAATGATCAACATAAAACAAGAAGACATGACCGAGTGGGACGGTTTTGATGTGTACGATGCGGAAACCGGAGAAAATCTGTTTCCTAGTCAGGTAGCAGAAATAAGTCTTCCAGAGGACATCACAACAAAACATCTTACAACGGATTTTTGCCTCACATGGGATGGATACTTGCTTTTATTACGAGAGGACGGAAGAACCGTCACTGTTCCAAAAGAAGGCAAGTATCTGATCCAGATCAACGGTGGAAAGTACATGAGGTGGTAAAATGCCGACAATAATAGATACAACACAACAGAATCCGAAACAGATTTTTATCGACTGGGTAGAGGGAATCCGAAGATCAGCCTATCGTGGAAAAGAATCACTTAAAGTCAAAATCCCAAAAGAAAAAGACATTGATAATGCTTCTGATTGCTTCGGTGAAATCATCGGACAGTGTGAAGCAATTCTCACAGTGCTGAAGAATGCGAGGTGAACAAATGACCGACTTGCAATCTTGTTGCAAATAGGTTGCAAGTATGTTGCAAGATGGAGGGGGCGAAGAAAAATGAAGGCACAAGAAAAAGACCGTATCCAGAACGCAATCCGGCATATCAAGACCGCTATTGATGTTGATCCGTGGGCGTGCGATCTGGCAGTTCAGGCTCTGGAAAAGCAGATACCAAAGAAGCCCGTACAAGACAAAAAACCACGCTACGGGATGGGGTATGAGTATTACGACTGGGTTTGCCCTACGTGCGGCTGTTTTCTTGCACATGAACCGCAAAGAAAAGGAAATCATCACTGTGTATGCGGACAGGCTATAGATTGGGGGACAGACAGATGACAAGAGAAGAAGCAATTTACTGGCTAGATCACGGAGACCTCGACAGAACAAAATTTTATACGGCGGTCGGTTATGCAATCGAAGCACTGAAAGCACAATCTGAACATCCTGACACAAATGTCGAGGAGACCACTTTCAAACCTGGTGACAGATTTATCCTTGAACTCGGTAAAGAGTACTTGGATGAGTTTGAGATTAAGGGTGCTGATTTATGTATTAAGATAGAACTTCTGAAGATGCTGACGCCGTATGAGCCGGAACAGAAGACAGGACGGTGGATATATGACGGAGAATATAAAAACGGAATGATGAGAATGAAATGTTCTAATTGCAAAACAGTGATTGAGACATTTGACAGCCAGTCTCGGCTTCGGTATTGCCAGAACTGCGGGGCAAAAATGGAGGAACAAGAATGAACCAGAGAGATTTTAAAAATCTGAGTGTAAACATCGTGATGAACCTGATCAACAACTCTCTTCCTGAAAAGAGGGCAATCAAACGGGAACAGGTCTGCGTGCTTTCGATGAATTCGATCCTGCAGAACCGGAAAGCACAGTTATGCCTGACAACATCCGACGATATGCTGTATGAGACAATTTATAACGGCGATATGGACGAAGTACAGGTGAAGGCATACAGGAAGACCATGCAGGTGTTGTACGAAGCGGCTCCTCCGGCAGCGGAAAATGTACCGACCTTTGAACCTAAAGAAGAACCGAAAGAGCAGAAAGACGATGATCCTGTGGTCGACGAAGAGAATCTGATCCTGTAAACGAACTGGAAGGAGAGATCGAATGGAAAAGAGCATTCTGGAGCAGTACGTAGACGCATGTGAGCTGATCTCAGAAACCGAAAGGGACATACAAAGGCTGGAGGATAAACAGCATATTGTTCAGGATTCCGTGAGAGGGTCAATGCATGAGTTTCCGTATGCTGCCCAAAGTTTTCATCTGGAAGGAATATCTTCGTCATCAGTGGGAGACAGGGTCGCGCTGGAGATCAGCAGGAAGCTGCTGCAGGAACGGAAAGAAGGGGCCGTAAAGCTCAAACACCAGGTGGAGGCGTGGATGCTTACCATTCCGACACGGATGCAGCGGATAATACGCCTCCGATTTTTCGAGGGCGAACCATGGGAGATGGTTGCCGCGAACATGGGCAGAATGGCAACAGGTGACAGTATTCGAAAAGAATTTGACCGTTTCATGAAAAATGTGTCAGAAAAATGATAAAAATGCACGAAAAACAAAAAGTTTGTCCGTTTTGTCCGGAATGTCCGTTCGCGATGTATTAGAATGCTAAGTGGGTTGGAAGCCCCAGGAAGGACATACTCCCTTCCTTTACGGACATCAGAACGGCGGTCAGCGTTATTCCAGGAGCTGGCGGCCGTTTTGATTTGTCCAAAAAATGAAGTGGGGTCGCTTGTTTGCAAATCTCATTTTGGATTTTTCCTCTCCTTTGTTGAATGGTTTTATGATGCTGTGTATGCCGGGACTTCATGTAAGGTAGGGGTATGTGCTTTCTGAAAAGAATTGAGAAATAATCAGCAGAGCAGAAGGAAGGAGCAGGAGCATGGTCTTATCAGACATAGCAGGAGTTGAAGATTATCTGGAGAACAGATGCTTCAAACCGGGAGAGATATATGATTATACTGGCTTCTTCTATCAGACATTCAGCCCTGGGGATGAATGTACAGTGGTATACGATGGGCCAGATATCAGAAAGCAAAATGTGAATGTCGTGGTGGTTGTGTGTGGTGACCAGCTGATCAACTTCTGGAGAGACACAGAAGATCATGTGATACAGGCAGAGCGCTATGATGCCACGCCTCACAATACAGAGCAGATGCCATTGTATCTGCAGGGCAGGGTGCAGGAGCTGTACCTTGACAAGTATAACAGCGCAAACTACTTCAATGATCTCAACAAGATCAAGAAGATCGGCGGAGCTGTGATCATTTGATTCTTTTCACTCTTCGAGGCTTCTTTGCTCCGCTGTCTGGCCCTTTCAGTGGGGGCCGGCGGCGCTGCCTAGGTACTTTTCGGGCTATAAGCGCGCCGCGGCGCCTTGAGCCCGATTCTTGCCCGGATAAAAATTCAAAATAATTTTCGATTTCTTTCAAGTTTTTAGGAGAATTGTCAGTATATGGAGAAGGAGAAGCAGGCGGGACTTGTGAACTCTGAGGAGCTGGCGGATTACTTCTGCCTGACGCAGAGGCGGGTCCTCCAGCTGACTACCGATGGAGTGCTGCATAAGACCCAAGAAAACGCGAGACGGTACAATCTGAAAGAGAATGTGCAGGCATACGTGCAGTACCTGCAGCGGAAGGCAAACGGCCGTTCGACTGTCACGGAGGAGGAACTGAAGAAGAAAAAGCTGGAAGCGGACATTGCGCTGAAAGAATCACAAGGAGAGCTGCATCAGCTGAAAACAGCCATAGCGTCCGGGCAGTATATCTCTGTCGAAGAGGTTCAGATGGATTACAGTAAGTTCTTCGTGACCTTCAAAAAATTTGCAATGAATCTGCCGGCCAGAGTGATTGGCCTGGTATCCGGCCAGCTGGATCCGACAGAGTCCAGGAAATTGGAAAAAGATCTGTCTCAGGAGATCAACGGGATGTTGGATGCATTTGTGGTAGCCGGGACGGACGAGAAACCGGTAAAGGAGGAGAAACCAAAACGTGGTAGGCCGAAAAAAGCCCCTAAAGGTTAGATCATACACCTGTGCAAAGTATATCCGGGAATCCCTCCGATACCTGAAACCGCCCGAGAAGCTGACCGTCAGCGAATGGGCTGAGAAATATCGCTTGCTTGACAGTAAGACATCCGCCATGCCTGGCCCTTGGAGAAACCGAAAGACTCCGTATCTTGTCGGTGTGATGGACGAGCTCCTGAATTATGAAACTGAAGAGGTGATCTTCTGTAAATGCACTCAGGTCGGCGGATCAGAAGCCATGCTTAACATGCTCGGATACGTTATCCAGCAGGATCCGTCCCCGACAATGGTGGTATATCCGACCGACAAACTGGCTGAGTCCATCTCGGAAAACCGACTGCAGCCGATGCTGAAAGCATCACCGACATTGTCGGAGCTGTTCCGAGAATTCCAGAGTCAGAAACTGGAGCTGCAATTCCAGGGGATGTATCTTTCCCTGGTCGGATCAAACAGTCCTTCGTCCCTGGCGTCGAAAGCAATCAAATATCTGATGCTTGATGAGGTGGACAAGTACCCGTCGAGCACCAGGAAAGAAGCAGATCCGATTGCACTGGCCCGGGAACGAACCAAGACTTTCGCGAACCGGAAGATCTACATGACATCGACACCGACACTCCGGGAGGGGCATATCTGGAAGGCCCTGGAGAATGCGGATATAGAAAAACACTATTTCGTTCCATGTCCGTTCTGCGGAGAAATGATCGAACTGAAGTTTGACAATCTGCAGTGGCCGGACAAGGAAGGAATGACCAATACAGAACGCGCTGACATGGCAACCTATGCCTGTCAGGAATGCGGATGCATCATCAACGATTATCAAAAAGACAAAATGCTGCGGGAAGGCGAATGGAGAGTCGTGAAACAGAACACCACCAACAAAAAGAAGGTGGCCTTCTGGATCAATACCCTGTATTCGCCGTTTGTTCGTTTCTCCGAAATCGCGTTGGAATTTCTTAATTCAAAAGATGATCCGGAACGGCTGCAGAACTTCCGGAATTCCTGGCTGGCGGAGCCTTGGGAAGACACGGCGACACATACGGATGAGGACATGGTCCTGGAACGGCAGACGGACACTCCGGAACTTGTGGTACCGGACTGGGCGAAAATGCTGACCGGCGGCGTGGACGTGCAGAAAGACTGCCTGTACTTCGACATACGCGCCTGGGGCGATTACATCACATCCCAGAGCATTGTGCATGGCCAGGTCCGGAGCTTTGTGGATATAGACCGGGTGATGAATGAAACCTACCGCAATGCTGCGGGTGATCCGTTCGTGGTCCAGCTGTGCCTGATCGACTCCGGATACAATGCGGACGAAACCTATGAGTTTTGTGTCAATAATATGGACTGGGCGATGCCTGTAAAAGGATCATCTCAGCAGATGACATCACATTACAGGATCTCGACCGTGAACCGGCCAGGAACCAAAGGTGACGGCATCCAACTGATCCTGACCGATGGCGACAAATACAAGGACATGATTGCCAGCAGGCTCCATAAGCCGGTGGGAACCGGATCCTGGATGGTGTATCAGGGATGTGATCGGGAATATGCACGGCAAGTAACGGCCGAACATAAAGTAAACATCCGGAGCAACGGAAGAGTCGTACAGAAATGGGTGCCGAAGACGCAGCACATCGATAACCATTATTTGGACTGTTCCGTTTATTCGCTGGCAGCAGCTGACATTATGGGCGTCCGGTCAATGCACCTGGCGGACCAGGAGACACCGGAACCGCCAAGACAGGAACAGCAATATACACCGGAAGAGGAATGGATCAATGTACACGATAACTGGATCTAAGGAGGTGACCGCATGAGCTCAACCATTGAAGTAGAAAAACAATCACTGATCAGTCCGACGAATGCGGAAATGCTCTATGAGATCAATCAGGCGATTATCTGCATATTGCGAGGCGGGCAGTCGTAT